TCAATACCTTTTGGTTCTTTAAATGTTAAATTTTCTAAAGCTAATTTATCTATAGCTGGTTGCTTTTCCTCTGAATCTAAATAATGAAATGCTGCAGACATATAATCTCTTGCTAAAACAAGTTTCTTCTGCCACCAATGTGGAAAGTCTACCTCTCCATCAAAGTTATCATAACGTTGTAATTTCTTATATAGTTTAGCTGCATATTCAGCTGTCTCTAATGCTGAAGCACCTAACATATTAGGCTCATCATCTTGATGACCTATATCTTTATCTTCATCTTGTCTTGGATCGTCATGCCATCCTGCTTCATAGTCAGCATCATTCTTAGCATCTTCTTCTGCATCTTCATTGACATTAGGAATATTGGTATCTAATATATGTACTCCGTCTCCTTCTAAGTCGTCTATTACTCCGGCATCGAAATCTTCTTTTTTAAAGTACATAAATATACCGTCTGGATCATCGTTTAATTCATAATTTATACCATGTAAATCATTAAAGATGACTTGTGCTTTATTTTGAGATGCAGCATCTTTAGGTATCTTTATATAGTACATACCTTCTGGAGCTTCTGATACTTCTCCTTCATTCATAGATTTAAAATGCTTTTGTAGTTCATTTGCAACTACGTCAACATTTACTAAAGCTTCACCAGATGGTTTAACACCAACATCGGTAATTTCTTTATCAAAAGAAAAATCAGTTAAATGTAAAGTATCATCTGTAATATAAAAAGAAAAAGAATCTTCTGGACCTTCTCCTTTATAGTTGACCTGAATATCAAAAGAATTTTCTTCTATGTTTTTAGCTTTCATAGATTTAACCGAATCTCCTAAAGACTTTAAACTAATAGCTACTGCCTTACCTACCTTTTTAGCAATAGATTTAGTTTCCTCTACTGAGAATTTAATTCCTTCTTGTTCTTTGATTTCTTCTCCGTCTATTCCTTTTATAGCTTTAACATCATCTGCATCTTTTAATGCATCAGTTTCATCATCGCTCATTGCTACTGCAGTTGTTTGTCCTTTCTTAGGAGTAACTAAGTAAGTCTTAGATTGAGCTTCAGCAAGTTTTTTGGTTAAAGATTCTTTTAAAATAGTAAGTTTGTTGATTTTGGCTTGGGCCTCTTTATTATCGATGTTTACACCGTTTTTAAATTTCTCTAAAGTTAATTCACATTTAGATAAACGGTCTTTTATCTCTTGGTAGGTCATTTGCAAATGTTTTATTATATACGTATATAAATAAATAGATTAACTATCCCAAATAACGTTTTTGAACTTCTCCGGAGAAAGTCCGAAATAATCCGTACGCCATTTAGTTTGTTCGAAGAAATCTAAATTAATCCATTCGTTTTTTTTCTTCCATAATGTAATGGCAACATCGTCCCAATCTTGATTTGTGACAAATGTCTCTATTTCTTCTTTTTTCTCTATTACTTGATCATAATTAAAAGCGTCCCATTCGTAATGAAATACCTCAAAAACTGCATCTTCTGATACATAATCAATAGATACATCGATACCCCATTTAGGTTTCATTTTTACTAGTTTATACAACATGGGGTTAGTTTCAGCTACTGCTTCTAATTGATCTAAAGCACAGGAACTAAATCCTTTTCTTTCAAATAAGTCACAATGGTTAAAATGTGCTCCTGATCTTTTATTCCATATAATCCACTCATGTCTTATACAGTCTTCATGTCTACGTTCTACAGGTTCATATCCATTACGGACTAAAAAAGCTTGTTCAGCTTTTGTAAGATGATAACCATTTTGATCAAATAAATCTACGCAATAAGGATCTTTAAGAGTGTTAATATCCTCTGTAGCATCTAAAAAGAATGCTTCTCTGCGTAACATATTACCTGTTATAACCATTTACTTTTTTTTACCGCTCTTCATATTAGCACACCAGTGGTACATCTTAGCTTTCTCACCTGATGCATTCTTAGCCTTTCTACGAAGATCAGTAACAGAACCATTACAACTAGCACCAGACTTTTTTACACGACCGGGTCTTGACTTACCTTTCTTCTTTCCATCTTTGAAGTTTTCGGTAGCAAGTATCTCTCCGATCATCTGTGCTAGTGTTAGTCTTGTCATTATTTCTTTTTCCAGATTTCACCTCTTCTACATCTTACTACTGCTCCTGAAGCATAAGCTGATGGCCATGTATCGTATTTACTTTTAGCTAATCTAGTACATCTATCGTCTTTCTCAGTAATAGTATTTTCGTTCTTAAGTTCAGCAATAGTACCAACTACTAAGTTTTTAACATCTTCTTTAGTCATTTCAGAATATTGTGTAGCTTTTGGAACTTTAGATCTTTGTTTATCTTTTGGATCACTTTTACGTGCTCCTCTTTCTTTTGCATCTGCAGACATTCTACCTTTAACTAAATTACCTGATTTAGTAAAGTAGTGTCCTGCTGGTGCTTCTTTAGTTTCTTTTACCTTATCAGGATTAAGAGCAACTAGTTTATCTGCTTCATCATCCCTGCCGCTTCTTCTTAAGTAATCTATATAGCGTTGATCTTCTTCTTTAGGTCCATCATCTTGCTTTTCCTTACCAAAATTATTAGCAAGCCAGTTTAGTGTTTTTTCTTCTGACCAATTCCAATGTCCCATTATGTAGTCAACTAACTCTTGACCTTTAATTGCTCTTTCATTACCTTCGCCTTCTTTCTTTAGTGCATTACCTGCTTTCTTTGCATCTTTATAAGCATTAGAGTTGCCATGAGATGATTTCTTTCCTGCTTTTTTCTTAGCATTTATATTAGCCCAAAGGCCTTCTTTCTTAACTGTTGCTTTTTTTGTATTTTTCACGACTGTCTTTCCTTTACTTCCTGCTTTCTTTTTCTTTGCTGCAGTAGCGGCTCTTTGGCCTTTAGTTAAACTTTGTGCTTTTGCTTTTGGTAAGCATCTATCAGGGTTCTTTTTATTTTTAGAGGTACCGCAATCACCAGCTATTTTACCAGAAGAAGATATACGTACCCACTTCTCTTTTTTAAACCAGTCCCTTAGAGACTCTAATGTAATATTTTTTACTTCACTACTGGTCATTACTATCCTAATTTGTCTGAATGCATCATTAACATTCTTATTACAATACCTGCAATTGTACCAAATATAATCCATAAAGCTCTATTAACTCCTGCTTTCCAGTTTTTGAGTTCTGCTAGTTCAGCAATATAAGTATTATATTCTTTTTCTCTACCCTCTTTTTCTAATCTAAATTCAGTATTTTTGTTAGTATTTACTATTACTCCGTTATCGGGGTTTAGTAGTGTACGCTTCAAATCTGACACATCTTCCTTCATTTTTTGAAAATCATTAGCCATCTGTTTTAACTCACCATTAGGCATATGAGTCTTAACATGTTTTATTTCAGCTAAAACTGATTCTAGGATTTCTTTCTGGGTCATGGAATATATTTTTATATAAATATCTTAAGAAAAGTTAGTCTTTACGACTTCTAAATATTTATCTAAGTTTTTTAAAGCTTCTTCTTTAGCTTTAGTTTTATCGTCCCAATCTTCTACATCTCCTTGTTCAGTGACATAGGTAGGAGAGTACTCTACAAATTGAGTAACATAACTTTTTAAATCTTTTACAAACCCTTCCATATTACCAGTCATCATTTCCTTTTCATACTTTTCATATAAACCGGCTTTACGTAATTCAGCTTCATAATCAACAGTACAGTCAAAGCAAAATCCATGTATCTTATACATTTTTTTAGCTAACCAGTGTTTCATTGAACCGCCACATTTAGGACAAGTAAGAGGAATTTTAACTGCTTTTCTTGCAGAATCTAACTTAGTTACATTTTGCTTTATACCGTTTTTAATGGTCCAAGTTTTACCAGACTCTTCCCATATGTCTCCTTCTTTATGTTTAGTATGTGATTTCTGATATCCTATTTGAGATTTAGTTTTAGCTGTAAAGTCCTTACTTACTATATTTCTAACTCTCTGTACATCGCTCTGCTTAAATTCTTTTTTAAGAACGTTATCACTCATAACCTAACTCTTTTAATTTTTCTATAACATGGTTAACGTTACCGTCTTTACATCTTATAGCTATACCGCCTTTAGATGCCCATTCATTTATATTTGACTTTTTATCGTCTATTAATATACTATTTTCATTTGCATATCTCTGTTTATCAGCTGAGTATGCCATTATTACTTTTGGTTTAGGGTTTAGATTATTCTTAGCCCATAATTGTTTACCTAATCTAGAATTATTATGTCTAGAAGGAGATGTTAATAAATCTGGTCGGTAAGGTGATATAAAGTTCCATAGCTCTTTTCCTTGAGGCATCCAATCCATTCCAACCCAAAATCTAACTCCAATTTTATTATCTATAAGTTCCCAAAATGCAGGAAGACCTTTTTCTTTCTCATATACTTGTGGATGCATTCCACTAAAGTGTTCAAACCTTTTTTCAAAGTCCGTCAATACACCGTCCATATCACAGTATATCTTATACTTTGGTTTTTCTTTTACTTCTGGAAGCGGATATGCCTCTAATAAATCTACTATACTTTTGTTCATAACCTTTGTTTTATACCTAATGCTGGTAGACGTTTATTCCAAAGGTCCTTTATCTTAGGTCTTTCTTCTGGTGTTACTTTAGCTTTTTTAAAATAATCATCAACTACATCTGCAAATGGAGTTTTAGATTTTTTAGCTTTGTAATACATACCTTGAATCATTGCATCTACTTCTTTAGGAAGTTTATAATATTCATCTTTATCTAATAACCCAGCATCAATTAAAGCTCTTAAGTCTTCATCATCTGGGATATATTTACCTTGTTTTAAATTTTCACCATCTTGTGTTAGGTGTTCTATTTCATGCCTTACAACATCTTTAAGATCAAAAGATAATTCTTTCCAGTCTACATTTTTTGGTAATTCGAAAACTACATTAATGAGAGGTTGTATTTCATCTCCATCTCGATCATATCCAGCGTTTGCTCCTCCATCTACACCGTACCTGTCGTCGGTCAACTTCATATAAACATTAAGATCGAACTCTAGGTTATGTTCATAATCAGCATCTGGTTCAGGACCGATACGGAAAGTATCTTTTACTTCTTTACCTTTTTCATAGGCATCTTTAAATATTTTAAATACAGCAGAAGATAAATCGTTTGAAATTTTATCATATTTTCCTTCTGCCATAACTTTATTATTTTTAATACTATCTTCCCAGTTTCTAAAAGTAATGTTACCTTGCATGTAAGCTTCAGCTTCTATCTTAAGTAAATTATTATCACTTGTAGTATCTGAGGTTTGTATATTATTAAGTCTGCCTTCTAAGTTTTGTATATGATGAACCATTTCATGTGAAAAAGACCTAACTATATCTTTATTGTGTCTTCCATCTACAAATAAAACTATTTCTTTTACATTAGGGTCATAATAAGCTGTCTTACCAAAAAAGTTTTCAGAGTTATCTTCATCATGTCTAATCTTTATTTCGGGTAGAGGAGTTATGTTCATCTTTTTATCAAGCATGTACTCAACTAATGATGTAATATAGTCTTTTAATTCTAGCTCATTTACTTTTTTATATCCAGAACCATAAGGTGCTGCTTTTCCATCTTGAGGATCTGCAGTTTCTTTCATTTCAGGATGAAACATAAACTTAATTATCTTAGCATCTTTAGCTACCTCTTTCCCGTCTATCTCTATACCAATTGGGTAAGGTTTAGTTTTATCATCTGCCCAATATGCTACATCGTAGCTTTTATCTTTATTATTAGTTACTAATAAACCTCTATTGTAAGTATCTTCTTCAGCTTGAAGGACAACCATTTTATCAATAGGTAAAATATAATCACCCATTAACTTTATATCACCTTCATCATACCCGTCTTTATTATACCTATTTTCTTCGTTAGTAGTAAACATTTCTTCAAAAAGATTTTCCATCTTTTCGTTCATTACCTCTGATATAATATTATCTTTTAACATCTTAAGTATAGATAGTAGTTCTTCTCTTTTTAACTGCTTTGGGAAAAAGTCTCTTAATTCATCTAAGTTACCACTTAATGCAGCTTTACGGAGATCACTTGCTCTAACGTTATTACCTTTCGCTGCTGGTATAACTAAACCCTGTACATGTGGAGTATTGGTAAAAGTAGTTATTCTTCTTAAATCTACTAAATCATCTTCACTTCTTATTCCTGTTATAGCATAAAAATCTTTATCGGTATTTGCTTTAGCATATTCTTTAGCAGCAAACATAGGATTCTTTTCACCATCCATAACTTCTATCCCAGGTAAATATTTAGAGTATATTTTCCATATCGCCATAGATTCACCTTTAGTAATTCCATTTCTTTCTCCTCCTCCAGGAAATACTATTACCTTATCTATTTTATCTACTATACTCTTTTTTCCGGAAAGAGAGGATGTACCTGCATCTTTATAATTGTCTTTTGTATATACCTGACCACCATGAGTACCATTAAGTAAACTCTTAACGACTTCAAAATGACCTCTATGAGGTGGTTTAAATGCTCCTGGGTATAATGCTATCATAAAAACGCTTGTACTTTTTGATCTATTTCTTGAGGAGATGAATGTTGTAATAGCTCTTGAAACTTAGGACTATATAACATATCTGCAATACTATCTAATACTGCATTATTTTTTTCGTCTGAGCTTGCTTTACCTTGTCTGTATTTTTTAACAGCATCTTTAAGTTTATCTTCTCCAGGACCTGCACCAATCTTTTTATATGATTTTAAGAAAGCAGTCTTAAGAGCTTTATCTTCAGATCTATTACCTTTATCCCAATCTACGTTTACAACAGCTTTGTTAAACTCTTGTTCCTCTTCTTTAGACATTACTACCGGTTTAAAGAAAGAACTTTTACCGGCTCCTGTTTTTTCGTTATAAGCTTTCAAATAATCTTTAATACCATTAACTCCATTTTTAGCTGCAGTATTAAATGCTTCTATTTCTTTTTTAAATTCTCCTCCTCTATCATTTACAAATATAGAAAAGTTACCTTTAAGTTTTGTTCTGAAGTTTTCTATCTTTTGATAAGCATTTCTCCAAGTAGTAAATACAGAAGAAGCAGGTATATTTCTACCTCTTTTAAAGTTAGATATATAAGATATCATAGGGTGAGTATAAACCATAACCATATATACGTCGTACCCGCCTTTAAGGAGTTTATCTAAATTTTCCCCAAACTTAGCTCCTGAAGCTGTAGTATCCCAAACTAAACTAGTTTTGGATTCTGCCGCTGCTAGTACGTCCTTTTCCACCTGACGACTGGCTGCCCCTAGATTGTTGTGGTATGGATGGTCTGGATCCTCCACGTATTTGTCTGGGTTGTACTGCGTTAGGCTGCCTAAGTCTAGTTGGTTGAGAAGGTACGACTTCCCTGAGCCTGCTCCTCCCGCCATTATAACGGCTTTGGGTTTGTTGCGGTCTTCTAGAATTATTGATGTTAATTTCATTTCTTCTACCTTGGTTTATTCTTATTCTATCTTCTCTCGGTTTTGGTATAACTCCTGGGGTTGTTCCAGGTCTGGGTACTTGTCTAGGTTTTGGTTTAACTTTCGGTCTATAAGGAACGCTATAATCATAATAATAATTATTCCAACCGGTATAAGGCTGTTGAAACCAGTAGTAATTCCATCTCCATTGATAATCGTAGCGCCAGTTGTTCCAGTACCAGTTGTTATTGTAGTTAAATCTTGTATAGTTATCATACCTTTCTCTAATAAAATCTTTATAAGGAACCGAGACCGTGTCTCCAGCTTGAGTAACAGCTAGTATGCTTTGAATCCTAGAACCTTTATTTGTTGTTTGAAGTGTATAACTCCCGCAACTATATAAAGATAGTAAAATTATTGCATATATCCAACTGTTTCTCATAATAATAAATAGTTAAAGAATAGAAGCAGGAGAAGTATAGTAGTCTATTATTAAGTGAATTCTATCTATATTGCTATTATTTTCTACTCCATGTTCACCTACATTATTGATTTCTGTAAGGTGTCCTTCTTTCATATAAGTAGTTTCATTATTAACCCAAAATTTAACTTTAGGGTCTGTAATTATAGGAAGATGTATTCTGTTATTGTTATAAAGGGAAACTCCTTTGTCTATATGATTAGGTACCGAGCAATGCTTGTGTAGTCTAGCTAATTCTGCTCTTAATATTTTTCCATCTCCGTAATACTTTTTTATAACTAATTCAACTGCATTTAGTTCATCGTAAAAATACTCATAAAATTTTGATTCTTTTCCTTCTCTGATGTAGTTGGCTCCGTAGTCTATATCATATTTCAAACCTATATTAGAAGTTTTAGAATGTACGATTGAAACATCTTGTTTTTCTGTCCACTCATACCAATCTTCTTCTTTAAGTTTATTTATTTTTTCTACCCATGCTTTAGTAGAAACTACTTCTAAAAATTTGTAGTTAAAGTTTTTCATACTTTTACTGTGGTAGGGTAAGAGTTGTATATTGGTTCAGTATTTGGATTTTCTAATTCGTACAGTCTATAAATTAGTTTAAATAGCTCAAAGTTCTTTTCAATTTCATCTATTTGTAAAAGTTTCCATCCTTTACCTTGAATAACTTTCTTTTGTTTAGATGGACCTCTTGACTGAGCTTTTAGCCAAAGTATACCTGTACGTTCTATTTTAATACCTCTACTCTCTTCTAAACCTTTAGCATAAGAAGCTAATTGAAGGTCATATGATTTATGTATACTGTTAGAGGTTTTTAAATCAATTAACCACACTTCTCCGTTCATCTTACAAACTATATCAGCTGTACCAGCAAACTTATGTTCGTCGGACCATACGAACTGTTCTGAAGATATCAATTCTGGTTTGTGAGTTTTCCAAAAGTCAGCAAACTTTAAAATCATTTCCCATACTAACTGAGAGTATTTAGCTCTGCCGTAGTCGTCCATCCAGGATATCTCTTCTCCTTCAACTAATTTTTCAGCTGCTTCATGTACCTGAGTGCCTTCCTTACCTGCTTTTCTCATGATAAGATCAGCGTTATGCCCAACGTCCTTCATCCATGTCTCGAAGAACTTATTTTTGGGCATATATTGGAGTATAGTAGTTACGGACGGGTAGTATACTCCTTCGCCTCTCTTATAGACTCTGCGGTCTAAAAAATTAATCTGTTTTAATTCTGGGTTAAAATCTAATCGTTTTTTCTCGTTTTGTTCGAGAATGTTCATACCCTGTTTAATCATAGGTCTAGTTTATGCAACATTAGACCTGATAAGTCTAATTCTTGTGCAGTTTGAATTAATTTAGTAAAAGGTATAAAACCCATTTCAGAAGGATCTTTATCTGGTAGGTCGATTAAGAATACTCTTTTACCTTGATTGAGAAATTTTTCTCCTATTTCTAATGCTCGATCTTTAGCATCAGTATCTAAAGCAATGTATATATCTTTAACTTTACTTATTATAATTTTTTTGTAAAGAGAGTTAGATATACTTTTACCTAGTATTGGAATCACATTACGTTTGATTGATATAGCATCAAACACTCCTTCACATAGTATGATAGGTTGATTCCAGTTAATTAAATTTTCAAAAAATATTATGTCTTTGCTTGCTTCTGGATTCTTGTACTTATAATAGTTGCCATCATAAGTTCGTGCAACAAAGAAGTTGAGTGAACCGGATTCAGAAAAACTTGGGATAATAACTCTTCCTCCATACTCTCCAGTTGTACAGTATCCAATGCTATATTTAATAAAATCATTATCGGTAAGTCCTCTTTCATACAAATAGTTTCTTACTAGATTAGCTACAACTGAAGTTTTAGTTGCAGAATATAACGGTTGGTACTCTTTTGGTAGTTCTATTATAGATAGTCCTTTATATTCTATATAGCTACCTTTTGGTAAGTACTTTAGTATTTCATTTGACTGTTCTCTTGGTGTCTTTAGTTGGTATAGTAGAGAACGAATAGTTCTCCCTTTAGTTTGACATACCCAACATTCCCAAGGATTCTTTCCTTCTTCATTAGTAGCCATGTTAATCTCTAACTTTGGCTTATGATGATTGCAAAAAGGACAATGGAAAGCATAGTTATCTCTAGCTCTCTTATGACTTTTACCCAATATATTTTCAATGGATCCTAAAAGGAAAGTATAATCCATAAAACCGTCCGTATCTTTTTTTATAAGATAAGAACTTTTTTTATAATAAACAACTAAATAGTTTCTGGTGTGATTAGCTCAGTTATTGCAGCAGCAATAGTTTTCTTCAGTAAGTTATCAGTATTGTTATCAAGGTCTAAATAGTCTTCTAATTTAACAGCAATAGATTCTGATAGTCTTTCTATGTCCTTGTTTGATAGTTCTATCTGTTCTCTAACGATAAATTTTTTATTTTCTAATATGATTTTTGATAACTTCATAATAATTAATTTTAACTAACATCTATTTCATAGGAGTCTGCTTCAACTCCTTTACCTTTTAGAGCATCTAATACTTTTATAACATCGTCGCTGTGATAGTATGCTCTTGTAGGAACTTCCATTCCTGTAGTCTTTTCAATAAATTCAATAGCTTTTTTATGATCATCACCACGCTGTTTTTCGCCATTAAAACTAATAGAGTAAAGTCTAGCCCCGTCGGTATAAGTAAGGTCTACTTCTAAATTATCGTTCCAACCTTCTAAAATTATATTACTTAGTTTCATTTTCCTTGTCCTCTATAAGCTTTACGGTAGTTCTTGCTACCTTTAATCTTTGATGATTTAGACTTAGCGTGAACGCCTGGTCTCTTTTTTTTAGGGCTACCTACGTAGTTACCTAAAGTTAATCCTTTTGCCATATCTTTACAACTAAATCACCAGTTCCTTTTATTAAACGGTGATAGGTTTCTTTTGGTATAAATAGTTTATTATTTTGTAATCCTGTAGGAGCCTGGTTATCTAACTGGAATAGCCAATCGGTATCGTGCATAGCTTCAACTATACGATCTTCCTTATCTCTATGCCATACGAATTCAAATGAGGGAGTATCTTGAGAGAACTCTCTAATTATATAACCTTCTTCTTTTTTTTCAGAATATGGTCTACCAGTAACCTGAGAAGTTTGATCCGCCACCTAATGATTTCCAATAACGGCCTATGTTACAAGACCAATAACCTGCTTTTGTTTTATCTTTCTTTGTTGAACATTTATGACGAGCTGCAAATGATGCTCTAGCTCCTCTTTGTTTCAACTTAACAGATAATCCAGTATCACCAAATGATACTTTCTTAACGTTACCTTTCTTTGACTTAACATAAACGTAGAACTTTTTAGATCCTCCACGCTTTGGTTTGTTAAGTGATACTTTTTTACCTTTGTACTCTGCTTCAGGAATATAATCAACTGATGCTTTTAGCATATCAAAGCCTGAGTAATCAAATGTTTCGTTTTGTATTCCTACAGCTTTTCTGAAGTTTTCCATATTGATAGTACCGCCGATTGATTCGACTAACTCTTTTACCAACTCATAGTTAATCATTTCGTCTATAGAAAGAGCTTCGTCAATCGTATCCTCGTTTTCAATCATTTCATCAATCATGCAGCCTATCTCAAATAGTGGATTGTATTTTGGAGATACCATAGGTAAGTCTAAAGGAACTTTTATTCCATTATAATCTCCATATTCTCCTATATCAGTTGTTTCTAAAAGTTCAATATCTTCTTCGCTAAGTTCGATTTCTTCGTTTCTATGCGCTTCTCTTGCCTCTTTGAATAATTGTATAAAGGCTTCAGAGTTATAACGGTAGACATGCTCGTGTAAAGAGAGCTTGTTGTCTATGTGATACTGTAAGGATGGGTATCCTACTACTTCTTTTAGTTTAATCATATTACTGTCTTTGTAACTCATCAACGAGTTCATCTAATACATTTTCATCTTGTATGTTAAGTATCATATCCATCACGTGATCTTTTCCGTGATCTTGAACCATCTTTTGCAGCTGTTTTCTAGCCACATTGAGCTCTTCGTTAACACCGTAAGTCTTACAAGGTGTTTGTCCACACCCACAATTTTCTTCTAGTATTACTTTACTTAACTTCATTTTTAAAATCTTTTCGGTAAAACTTACCGAGTATATTATCGTTTATATGAGCACTGTAAGAGTCCTCTAATACGTTATTAATAAATAGGTGTTTAGTCTCATAATATGTCAATAGCTTTTTATTAGGTACAAATTCCAATATTCTCTTCTCCCAATTCTCTCCCGCTTGATCCTTTTTAGCTAAAGAAACTATTTCTTTTTGAGAACCAAAATAGTCTTTCCAGTCTGATTCAGTTCTTACTTTTTGTTTAAGAGGTGTTCTACCGCCTATTCCTTTTGCCTTTCTTTCTTCCCTTAATGCTTCTAAAGCTCTTTTACCTAATCTTTTGTTGCGTTCAAAGAATAGGACTTTCTTACCTATGTAACGGGTGTCTGTAGGTTTATATTTAACCTCATAGATGAACCCATAGGTACCTTTTGGCATATCTGAAATATCAGTGATTAACCTCCCTTGGTAAGTCCAAGAAGGTCTTGTTGGCATATTATCCATATTTTATTAGTCGCTAGATTTTGCTTTTAAGCTCATCTATCTGTAACTGTTGCTCTTTAATCGCTTGTATGAGTAACGCGACAATTTTTTCATAACGTACAGCTTTATAGCCTGTATCTCTATTAACTACTACCTCTGGCAGCACTTTTTCGATCTCTTGAGCGATAACACCAACATCGTGACCGCTATGGCTAGAATTGCTATTCCAATCAAATTCATATCCTCCTATTTGATTTATTTTGTTTAATGCATCACTTAACGGAGTGATGTTGTCCTTAAGTCTTTCATCAGAAGAATAGTATGCTGTTATATCTCCTGTTGCTCTAATCTCTCCAGCTACTCCTGAAGGTGTAGTTCCTATACCTAAACAATGTGATTGTAGGTGACTAGAGAATTGTGAGGTACCAGCTCCAGTTACTGAAAGTAATCCTGCTGAAGATATATTTCCAGTTATATCTATAGCTCCTGAACCTGATATGTTGCTAGAGTTTAAATCTAAGTTACCTCCTAATTGAGGTGTAATATCGTTTACTATATCGAAATGACTAGCAGTTTGTGCAAATGATGCAGTAGTTGCTTGGTTAATACTTCCTGATATAGTTGCGTTAATAGTTCCTGTTACATCTAGGTCTCCAGTAACATTAACGTTATTATTAAATGTAACTGGTCCTACTACTGATTGACTTCCACTTATATTTACACTACCGGTAAATGAATGATTATCTGATGCTTCATCACCGAATTTATTTGAACCGGTAATAAGAGCAATTGAGGAAGTAACAAATACAGTATGAACTTGACTAGCACTTACAAATCCAGTAACTGTTAAATCTCCTGTAAAAGTATCTGTAGTATTTTTTAAGAATGCAGTATGAGCACTTGAAGATAAACTAGTTACAGATGTTGTTATAATCCCTCTTGATGTATGAGCTGATGATGATACATTATCTATTGTAGTTGCTAATGCTCCTGATATAGCTGTTCGTTGTGTATGAGTACTGGCTGATAGAGAGGCAGTTGCTGCTCCTATCGAAGAGGAAATACTTTGATTAAATCCAACGAACCCTGTTGTATTGGCAATAGATATTTGTTCTGAACCAGATACAAGTGTTGGTTTAGATATTATATTACTAAAATCAACTGAAGCAGTAATAGGTTGAGCAGATGAAATTCGACCTGTAATGTCAAAATCTCCATCTACAAACATACTACCGGTTCTAAAATGTTTATCTTCTGTTTTGTCTTTACCGAATGAAGTTGAACCAGTTGTTATACCTTCTATTACAGTATCGGATATAAATGTATTAGCAGTAATCGCTCCATCTACAGTCATGTCTCCACTAAAGAAGGAAGAACCTGTTACCTCTAATACAGAAGAAGAAAAATCATATGTTAAAGATTTAGATCCTGTAAAGTCGATTGAAGCACCGGTTTCTGCTGTACCTCTTTTTAATTGTATAGCGTATTGAGGACCTTTAGGTTCTGATAGGTTTATAAGCTCAAAAGGATTTGCTGATTGAGATCTATATAGTTTTACCTCTGATCCTGATACGGATGCTGAATAGAAAAACTCTCTAAAGTTAGCATCCATCTCTGAATGAGATAGAGCAGATCCTTTTACTGACCTTAAAGTAATATTACTATCTGGCATCTTCTAAATTTTTTAATCTTTGTTCTAATTCCTTGATAGATTCAATTAGATATGGTATTAACCCATTATAGTTTACAGAAAGATACGAATTAGAATCTTCATAAACAACTTCGGGAATTATATTTTGAACGTCTTGAGCTACTACTCCTGCATCTCTTCTTGTTTGATCTTTTTGAATATAAGTAACTCCAGTTAAAGATTTAATTTTATCTAAACCTTCTTCTATATCTTGTATATCATTTTTAAGTCTTTCATCAGAAGCTTGTAATACAGTACCTGTAGCTTTTATACTACCTGATACGCTTAACTTATAATCTAATGGAAAGTCTCCTGGTATTGATACTCCGATTCCTACAGAACCGCTTACATCAACTCCAAAATTATCATTTACTGTAAGTTCACTTGAACCTGAATAAAAAGCAATTTTTCTATCTCCTCCAGTTTGCTGTAATCCTTTTACTAAACTAAATTGTACTGAGCCACTATTAACCGGTACCTCAGAACTTGAAGGGTAAAAGAGTGTAACCGATGTATTAGTAACAGATGCTGAATGGAAATAAGAACCGAAGTTATTATCCATTTCTGAGTATGTTAGTGGTAGGTTTTTATCTGCTCTAAAATTTATTGCCATTATATATCAAATTTAACAACAAAAGTTGAATCTATATGTTGAGTTTTAGGAATTGGTTTATTTAACTTTGCTACTGCTACTAACTCAGTTGCTTCATTGTAAAGTCCTATAGTAGTAACATAAGGTTTAAACTCACTTCCTGTTATATTGTCTCTTAATGTACTGTCTGAACCTGTTGCAGCGGAAGGATTAAAGGAATAATTCATTTCACTATCACGAACAGTACAGTGTACATTATAAGTATAAATAGGTAGTTTTGATTTCCAGTCAACGTTTATCCTTGCATAAGTAGAATAATATCTTGCTACTTCAGGATCTGTAATCAAAATATTACCTTGATTGTAAATTACATCACCTATATAACGTACAGGCTTTGTATATGTTTCATTAGAACCCGATAAAAGTAATCTACCTTCTCCATCATCTATAATTTCAATTCTTTGGAAATTAGTCTTGAGTTGATCAAAGTATTGACCTTCAGTTACTTCGTCTACATAACTACCTTCATTTTCTAGGTAATCATCTAAGTCTACTGGGTCAGATTTATACCAATGAAATAGGTCTTCATAGTATAGCTCTTGAAAGTCATTAGAGGTCGCAAAACCTGGAGCAGCATATCTGTCTTCTGCTTCCATCAAAGGCTGTAAAACTATAGTACCTGGCTGTATACCTGTACCGACTATATCCATAGGTAGCGATACGATACCAACCTCGGTAGAAGATTTTCTACTTTCAGTTAATGTTAGAGTAGTAGAAAGAGATAAATCTCTTGAACCTGAGTATGTACCGTCTTCTAGACTATCTGCTAAATATAAATGATGAACGCTATCGTAGACTGAGGTTTGATATCTGTTTTTCCTTAGATCTCCTGGAAATGGGTACCCAGGTGTAGAACCAGAAAACCCTCTTAGTACTTCAATTTTATATTCATTAACTACACTACCAGATGCTGACCATGCTTTAGTAGCTACATAGTCAGATACATATACATCTTGCTGGGTTAATTGTTTGAATGCGCTCATTCATTAGTAATCTAACTTGATACGAACTAAAGTTTCTTTTGTAAAATCTTTCAATAAAGGTCTAGAAAGTTTAGCTACTGCAAGCAAGTCATTATTATCATTATATAGTCCTACTGCTGTAATATATGATTGAGGAGTATCGATCATAACATTATGACGTAGTTCTCCTGAACCAGTTATAAGAGAAGGGTTAGTAGAGTAATTAAATTCACTATTTCTAGCTCTTACAAATACAAAGTTAGAAGTGATAGTTTCTTCAGATTGAATTCTAAAGCTACCGCTAAATGCTAGTACATCATATAGTTGAGCTAAATTATTAGGAGAGTTATCATTAGATGCTCTGTTTGTACCTAATCCTAATCCACCAGCTGAAGAAGCTGCGTCTAATGCTTTACCGTTTAATAAAATAATACCTACATCAGGTAAAATTTTACCGTACGAACCAGATCCATTAGTATACCCATTTTCGTTGACTGAAGTGTCAACAGTACCTAATGACCCAGAAACTAATTCATATACCCTACCTGCGTCGCTAAAAGAAATAGAAGAGACTTGTTTACTATTATCTGTAATAGAAATTCTTTCTCCTGATCCTGACTTTTCAAGTACTAATTCTAAAGTACCAGGAAGTAATTTTTCTTTATATCTTGCTCTATCGATAGCTAACACATAAAAATATTCTGAGTTATCAGCTCCAAAAGTAAAATCAGTATCTTCATCTCCTAATACTAGGTTACGGTATTGACCGTACACTGTAGATGCTGGAGACTTTCCAGCTATTGAAGCATTAAATAGTATTGAACCAGAACCTTGTTTATCAGCGTAAGCTATAGAAAACTGTACTCTAGCGTCTTCTAGTGTTGAACCTGTTTGATAGATATCATAGTAGTAGTCAGCTGATGCTCCTCCTACTTGTGTAGAAGAAGTAAAGAAGCTACTTAAAGTGGTGATATCCCCTGTCCATAATGGTGCAGTTACTGCTTCAGCACTAACTACAACGTCTTCTGTATCAAATCTTTTGTATGACATAATTAGTTAGTTTTAGAAATAGTTACAGGTATTGTTAATCTAGCACCAGAGCCCCTACCAATAACTGTTAAAGTTGTCTGTAAGCTTGTTCTAGTCCCAAATAAAGTATTTACTGATGTAGCTACAAGGTTAATAGAAGTTCCTATTACCGTCTTAGATACGTTAGTACCTATTGTTGTTCCAGTATTTAGTCTTTCAGCTTCATCGGTATTAATACCAACACCGTTAAATGAATTTAATGTCCTTACATCAGCAATAGTAGCTGTGTATCCTTCTGTTTCAAAAATTGTTGTTGCTCCTAAGTAGTTAAGTGTTTGAGGGGTAATAGCTACAGAAGCTCCTTGTTTTAAACTTACAGATGTTACACCTAAGTCTAGTACAGGTAATTTAGAAGTACCTCTAGGAAGTGTAGTAAGTTTATATTTCATAATTTGTGTTTCGTCTGGAAAGGCTTCTAATAACGGCATGTTTTCGATAGCTTCTCCGTACAAAGCAGAACCTGAGGGATGTGATGGATTGTATAAGGTGTAGTCGATCTCGTCATCTGCTAGTGCAAATTGAGTAATCTTAAAAGAACCGTCCCCTCTAGCTAACAGCTCTCTTCCTTTTTTTGTTAGGATCGCATCCACCGTCACGATCGAATTATCTAAATATCCCATTTTGTGTTTATTGTTTTATATAAATATATGTTAATTAACTATTCTATTCAACTAGAGTGACTTGTCCAAAATCATCTGTAGTGTAAACTTCGTTTTTATCTATTGAAAATACTTTCTTACCCGGTAATCTTTGAAACTGATTGTTTACTTCTTGAAAAAGATAATTCCCAACAGTCGGAAAGGAAGGGTATGTTTTATTGGGGTGTGAACCTGATATAACAGAATCAAAGTATACTTCTAATATATCTCTATCAGATGTAGAGATAGCTTTAACTGTAGAAGTACTTGCATCAGCTGTGTGTTGACTACCTTCAAAAAACTTAAAAGGAGTTGCTGGTGCACTACCACTTACTGTGTTATTGATAACAAAGGTAGTTTGATTATCTTTATTTAATGAATATACTGGTCCAGCAGCAGAAGTTTTACTACCTAAGTACCTGCTACTTATTACTGCTCTTTTAGTATAACTACAGTTTTGTATTTCAGCTGCTTCTGCATTTCCTGATAGTATTGCATCTAGGTTAGTAGGAACAATAGCGTCAGTTGTTCTATCAACTACTTGAGCGACAACGTTTGTTTTTGATCCTTCTGAGTTATTCATCAAAGGATTATAATCGTTGTTATTAAAGTTAGTTTGTATGTATGGAATGAAAATAAATTCAGAATCTCTTTCTATAGTATTACCTACTACGTCAACATCTGTAGGTAGAGTATTAGTAACAGTAGGTAAAAGAGAAAAGTAGATATACCCAGCTCGTTTTATTCTACCGTTCACAGGAGCTTCTAGTTGAGTACCTGAAAAATCAAATCTAAAAGTTT